AGCAATACATCATCACGCGGTTATTTGTAGATGGGGAGGTATTCATTTTGCGCCAGCCAGGCAGCACTAAAAACCGATTCCGCTACGCCCTCAAATTTATTGATCCGGCTAGGGTGGACTGCAAGCTGAACCGCGAGCGAGGGACAAACGTCAACGCGATTAAGATGGGCGTAGAAGTGGACAAAGACGACATGCCAGTGGCGTATTGGATTTTGAACCATCACCCAAACGAGCATTTCGTGGGAGGCGGCAGGGTATCAGGCAGGCAGCATGAGAGAATCCCCGCTAGCTCGATCAGCCACATCTTCAAAACCGAGCGAGCCGGACAAGTGCGCGGGGTGACTCACCTTGCCAGCGCAGCTCTTAAGGCTCATTTACTCAGCCAATTTGAAAAGGCCTGCGTGATTTCCGCGCGGAACGCCGCCGCTAAGATGGGCTTTTTTATGGTGGATCAAGAAAAGGCTGAGGCGTTGGGAGTCCTTGGAAACTCCATTGCCGAGGGCGAAGTTAGCGAGAGTGTCAATGACGAGGCGGTGATTCGCGAGGATCTTACCTACGGATCAATCGACCAGCTACCGAGCTACATTACGGACATAAAAACATTTGACCCCAAGACTCCGCCCGCAAACTTTGAGGAGTTTGAAAAGCGCATGATCCGAGGCATGTCCGCAGGCTTTGGAGATCAATATCATGGGGTAGCCAACGACCTTGAAGGGGTGAACTATACCAGCTCCCGCACGGGCGAGCTATCGCAGCGAGATGTTTGGCAGAACTGGCAAAACTTCCTCGTGGAGTATTTTCTTGAGACGTATTTCGAGGAGTGGGCGGAGATCCAAATAATCAATCAGAACGTGCAAATCGACGCGAAAAAGACGCGGGAGATGCTCGATTTCGATCGCTATGTTTTCAAAGGCCGAGGCTGGGCTTGGGTAGATCCTAAGAAACAGGTTGAGGCGAACGCGGCAGCCATCGAGAACGGATTCAAAACGCGCCGAGACGTGATTTATGAGGAGTCCGGCAGGGACTTCGAGGAAGTGCAAGACGACCTAGCCGAAGAGGAGAAATACATGGTTTCAAAAGGTTTAAACCCGCGCCCATTCGAGAAGCCGATTCCAGAGCCAGTGGGGAAATCAGTGAAAAAAAGTGACGACGAAGACGCGGAAGATTGACCCTTTCTGAACTCATGACTTGCGCCCAAACTTTCCCCACGCCGATCATAACGGGGCAGAATTTCACGTTTTATCTGCGAGTCGCCGACGAGCTGACCGACGCGCTCGTGGATTTCACGGGCTGGACAGCAAAGCTGGTCTTGCGGGACAAGCAACTAAATCCCGTCCCGCTAGCTCAATTCACAACCGAAAACGCAATCGCGTTCGGGAGCTACATCATCCACACCGCAGAGGATTTGACGCTCACGCACAATATCAAGGTGGAGATCCCCGACGAGTCTCTAGAATTTTTAAGATGGGGTAAATACCCCATGGTCAGCATGGGTATGCAGCTCATTTCACCGATTCCATCGGCATCACCGATCCAAATCCTCATAAACGAAACCGTGGACGTGTGCCACTCAATTGCTCCATAATTATGTCCAATCAAATCACAGGCTTAAGCTCTGTCAAAACACGGATCACCGGCACAGGCGTTTCGATTTCGCCGCCATCAACAACCCCTGAAACCACCGCTTCCGTTCTTGCGAAGCTCGCAGGGAACACCCCCGTGGCGGACAAGATCGGGAAAGAGTTTATTTTATCCGACCATACCAAAGCCAACCTCTCCGGCGGCAACATCCTATCTGGCACTCAGGAAAACTCAGGTGCCGTTTTTAGCTCTGCCGTTCTCGGCACAGATCAAACGCAGCTTGTGAATCAGGCACAGGCCATTTCCCGCCAAAACTCAGCAGGCATAGCTTATGTCTCTTCTACCTTTGGTGATGACTCGCAAGCAGTAATAGGTGCGCCTATGCGACCTTTTGCGACTGTTACTGCTGCATACGCTAGTGCTGCGACGCAGATTGTTATTCTCGAAAACACATCTTTCGGAGGATTTGCAGGAAGTAAAAACTTAAACATCATCCTTACCAATGGTGCTACTTTGACGTGTTCTATGCAGGTGCAAATCGGCAATAACATTATATCAATCACGGGCGAAGGAAGCTTTGTATTAATAGCAATTGCACTATATGATTTAACCCAATCAACAAGCGTAAATATCAATATCTCTGGCGACATTACTATTTCCTCAACAGGCCGACGTTTGATATTGGCTATTTTTGCGAACACCTTATACCTTAAATGCAGAAGATTTTTTAGTAACGCATCAGGGGCTGAAATAGTATCCGATGCAGGGGCTGCAATAGTTAGTTACAACTTCAAAGATGCACGGGTATTTATCGGGTCAGGCACAAAATTCGTAGGAACTGGTTTGCCGTTGTTTGGAATAGGTGGCCCTACGGGTAACCCAAAAATCGTTTTTGGCGAGAGCTGTATGATATGGCACACCGGCTCGTCCATATTTGGATATGCGGGTAGCGAAGGCGGAATCTACGCCCCAAATTTATTGATAGGCGGAACTGCAACATTTGAAGGTGGAAGCGGTGTCGCTATTACAGGATCAGTTACCGCCCCAGCATGGCTTACTGAAGCCTCATTAATAATTTAACCTATAAAAAATATGAATACCCCTACACCCCACCAAATCGCCGCTGAAATTGCTCAGGAAATCTCAACCGTCATCCCGTTTCTCACTCACAAGCTCAACCGCTGCTACGATCTAGCTAACACCGTGGGCAAAGAGCAGTCCATCATGAATGCTCTGAAAGATCTTGGGATTGTGCCAGCCACCTCTCTGCAGATATACGCCATCATGCGCGCATCCCTCGTCCAGCTAGGCATGGCAGGGGATTTACCACCTGAGAATTTTGTCAAATTCCAGCCGAAGCCAAACGGCGATGTGACTGTTGTTTTGCCGACCCTCCCAGTAACGCCAGAAGAAATCTAACCATTATGCCCGCGCTACCCACGCCAATATGAAGCCAATCTCCCCTTTCATGGACAGCGTGGCCTATACGCTTGCGAACGCGACGGCAGGCATAGGAGCTAGCGTGGTAGCGTTTCTTAACGCTCAGCAGAGTGATATCACGTTTGTGCTTGGCTCGCTCGTGTCGCTTATCGCTTTACATAACCTAATTTACACGGCGATCAATAAATACAAGAGGAAAAAAAAGGAGGGGGATAAATGAACAACTTTCCCGACGAAATCATTCTGAAAAATGCCGGTATGCGTGGATCCTCTCGCATCTTTCTCATCGTCGCGGATTACCGCTACACTCACCCAAAATGGCCTATCACAGTACCGAGGGGGACGCTTACGGATGGAGCAAGTGTGCCGAAGATTTTTTGGAGCATTTTTTCCCCAATCGGCAGCTACTTCCCCGCCGCTTTGATACATGATTTTCTTTATTTAAAGGCTTCTAAAAAACGATACGGTAGCTACACCCGCGCCATGGCAGACCGCGCATTTCTCGACGCGATGGCCGATTGTGGAGTTCCATGGCTTACCCGCCAAACCATCTACGCCGCTGTGCGAGTGGGAGGTATAAGGTTTTTCCGTAAAGGAGACTAAAACACAAACGATTCAGATTTTTAATTTATGGCATTCACACTTTCAGGACAGACTATCATTCAATCCGGTACTGACACCTCGCTCGCTTGGTTATCCGCTATCGCAGGGGTGGTGACGCGCACGGCGGGAGACCATAAAACCTATTTTTTGGACAGCTTACAAATCAGCGTCGACGGCAATTTGACCATTAACCCAGAGGTAGAGCAGCTCTCTTTTGGGGCATCACACCCGAGCAACTACGCAATTGCCGTGGGAGTTTCAGGCACAGGCACTCTTACAGTAGGAACCAGAGTTACCGTAAACGGGGAGTTCACTTATAGTGATGGGACTTGGCTTAGAGTAGTCCAGAAGAACACCCCGTGGAACGCGCAAGGCTCACTACTAGTTCTCAATGGAGGCACGTTCAACTGGCATGGCGGATCTATTGACACGGCCTCAAGCGTTGGCTTCCAAGGAGGGACGGTCAACATCACCCGCGGTGAAATATTCTTAAGGGCATCCGGATCAAGCCAACCAGCGCGTTGTCTTTGTGACAGTAACACGCAGATCACAAACGTGACATTGCATAACAATGGATTTGGCCCATCGAGTGGATTCACTGGCAGCTTTTCAAACTGCAAAGTGATTGATGGCGCCGTGATCGGGATGCACGGATCTGTTCTTAATCTGACCATCTCTGATTACGATTACGAGGCTCGCGGCTCAATCCTTACTACTGCTGCAAACAGTAAGTGGGTTAGTAAAAACACTGTGCGGGGGACAGCAGCCCAGAACGGTCATAACGTGCAGCCAGCGAGGTTGCTTTTCACAAAAGACGTGAGTTTCACTGTCCGCGATTTGAACAACGCGGTAGTGCCAAACGCGGTGATTTATTCAAAAGAGTATCTCGGCCAAAATAGACCCGCGGCTAACTTTATCGCCGGCGACGACTTTACCACACCTCAATCGCAGGCTGTGGCAACAAACTCTTCAGGAGTCGCATCATTTAGTGGTTGGCGGCTAGGAGTGACATACCGCAACGCGGTCAACTATTTCCAATCGTTTTGGACAAAAAACAACGACAGCACCGATGTTCAAGATTTCTACGTTTGGAGCTACGGGCATCTGCCCCAGACAGTCAACGTATCGCTCAAAGGGGCTGGAACTCAGACTGTCACACCTACATTATTGCCTGATCTGAACGTCACTTTAACAGAGACAGCGGCGGTGGCAAAGCTGGCATCGTCGTTCGTGGTGGCTTCCGCCAGCAACCTCATCACCGTTACGGCGGCTAGCACCCTTGATGATCTCTATGATGTGCTAAAAGCGTGGAAGACTCGCACTGTTGCCGCGCAGTTGGAATACCCCACGATCTCGACTCAACCTGTGGTAGCAAATGGTGACACGCTGGTCACAAGCATGATTGTCTCAGGCATTCATTTTTTGACGGCAGGAGCAAAATTTAAAAAGATCAACGCGCTAAATCATTTAGCAGCTGGAGTGATTCAAAACATATCAATCATAGGTAATGTTACTCAGCTCCTACCCTACGGTCTTTCAGGAGTGTCTATCACGGGGGAACTTATTTACAACGCGGCATCAGCGGCATGGATCAACTTTACAAACACACAGATCGGCACAGTGAGTAACGAAGAAGAAGGCATCATTACCATCACGCGAGATGCAACTTCCTTCATTACCGATTACTCCGATCCGCAGATTAACTACCTCGATAGCACCATCAGCGCAGTAGGGATCACCAGCGCGACGATCTACCAGACAGCAGCGCATCGTGACGCGAACACGAATGCGGGGGCTACATTTACCAGCTCGCAGGCGTTTAAATATGGAGGGGTTCTCAGTGGTGTCACCATGTCTGGCCCAGTCTATCTGCGCGTGGTAGTCGGCTCAGTGACTTTGCTGGCAGAGATCAACCTTGCCATTGGAGACAACTTGCTAGACCTCGGCACTCAGGGGCAGCTCTCAGCCATCAGCGCGAAAATTGACTCTCGCCCGACTCTCCCGCAGATTGAGGCCAGCACCACACTGGCGAAGGAAGCAACAACAGTAGCGCTAGGCGCGTCTCTCACGAGTATGAGAGACGACATCATTACCAATACCATTACAGCCGTGGATCAAGGCTACAAGAATACAACCATAAATCTCACAGCAGCGAGGGATGCGATTAACGCGAACGTGGATCAAATACCTACTAACCCTGTCCTTACTACGGACGTCAGACTATTGGCTCTCAATAGGCTAGACGCGACAATATCAAGTAGGCTCTCCAGTGATGAATATGTAGTCCCGCCAAGTATTTCAGACCTCGTTACCACAGCTCAGCTTTCATCCGCTAAGATTCAGATCATCGCTGATATTATCAATAAACTAAATACAGATCATATTCCTGTGTCAGCGACAGATATAGCTGTTGCTGTGGAATCTGCGCTTCTCAATGATCTGGATGGGCAAGCATTGCTCGACGCGATTGCGAATAACATCGGCAATCAGAACATCGACCAAATCGCCCTCGTTGCCGCCCTACGCACCGAACTGGAGCGCACAGGCGGCACCAGCCAGCTTATCAAGACTAAGGTGGATACCCTCACCACCCCTGACATCTCAGCCCTTGCAACAGCCTCACAGCTCACGACCGCTAAAACCGAGATCGTCTCCGCGATCGGAGTAACGCAAACGAGCACCGCGCCGACAGCCGCGCAAAACGCCGCCGCCGTCAGGAAAAACCTGGCCGCCGAACTGGCTCGAATCAGCACTGCCAACCAGATATTGCTTACCGATGTCTACATCCCGACCCCCGCGCCTTCCGTCATCATCCCATCCCCGAGCGTAAGCGCGGAGACCACCAAGGTTTACGCCTACACCGAGACGATCACCAACCAAGTGCTGGCAGGCATCGAAATATCATTTGAGCTTGTGGTAAAGCCATCGAAGTCCGAGCGGATTCTCGAAACTACCAAGGTCACGATGGTGACAAACTCGCTAGGCTATGCGGAAATAGACCTCCAGCGGGACAAGACATATCTGGTCACAGCGTCGCGTCTCAGCCTTTGCAAAAAGTTCACTCCGAAGGAAGGACTCTTCGACCTCTCCACACTGATTCAAAGGATTGTTCCTTTCTGAATCCATGAAGGAATCAGAACTTGAGCAGCAAAGAGCCACTGGGGAAATCCTTACCCGTGGCTTTTCCCTTTCCGCGCCAGTCGAACGCATCCGCGCCGAGGGTGAGAACCCCAGCGACGTGTATCGGTTCAAGCTCGCTAGCGACAAGCCCGTTGAGGTCTATCCCCGAGAACTTGAGATTCTTGGTCATCAAAAGGGTGAGATCCGCACCGACTTCATGGCTAGTGGTAATGCTCCTTTGCTATGGATGCACGACCGGCAGCAAGTCATTGGTATCATCGACAAGATGGAAGTTTCTAACGGATTCACCACAGTGGAAGTCCGCTTTGGAAGCTCCGATCAGGCGGTTAGAGTCAAGGCCGACGTTGACGCGGGCATCATCAAAAACGTATCTATCGGCTACCGAGTCCACTCATATCAATTCGTGGAGGAGCGCGATGGGGTCAAAACCTACCGCGCGAGCGACTGGGAACCGCTAGAGGGATCATTCGTTTCTATTCCCGCCGACAAAGACGTGGGGCTAGGCCGCTCACGATCCATCGCCGAAACATTTCCACAGGAATCCCGCGCAGCTTCCCTTTCTGAACTCGACAACCAAGAACCAACTATGCAAGCACCAGCACCAGCACCAGCCGAGGCACAAAAGCCATCCGTGGAAGTCGTAAGCGAAGCCCGCGCCGATGGCGCGAAGCTTGAGCGCGAGCGCATTTCCAACATCCAAACCACAGCAGCACGCACCAAGGGGTATAACCTTGAAAAGATCGCCCAAGAGGCCATCGAACGCGGCGACAGCGTGGACAAGTTCAACGCATCCGTGCTTGATCACATTCGCGAAAACCAGCCGAATCTCTCGCAAGCAGGCATTGGCGTTTCCGAAAAAGAGGCCAAACTTTTCTCGCTTGAGAAAGTCTTTGAAAGCGTCCGCTCAGGCAATGCCAAGGGCGCAGAATTTGAGCGAGAAATCTCTGACGCTCTTGCCGATGCTCAGGGGAAAAAGCGAGGATCTTCCTTCGTCATTCCGATTGACGTCCTGCTTCGTGGCTATGTCCCGCAAGACGCAGCCGCCCGCGTGCGTTTCGGTTTCGAAGGCAGCCGCACTCTGCAATCTGTCTCTCTAACAGGCGGCAACAACACCAACCACGTCGCGAACCTCGTGGACACTGAGCTTCTCGACGAACTATTTGTTTACTCCCTCCGCGAAAACAACGCGCTTCTGAACATGGGTGTGACAATGATCGGGGGACTTCGTGGCGATGCAGAGATTCCTTTGGAGCTCCTTAACCCCCAATTCTACTGGGTTGGCGAACATGCCGCACCGACCGAAGGTGCTTACAATACGGGCAAAGTGGACTTGCGTTTCAAAACGCTTGGCGCGCGCGTCCCTTTCACCCGCCGCGCTGAGAAGCAGTCCACTCCAATGATTGAAGGCTTACTTACTCGTTCGCTCCGCATTGGTTCCGGCCTTGCTCTTGAGCGGGCTATCTACTCGGGCGCAGGCACCAGCACCGAGCCAGAGGGTATCCTCAACACCGCCGGCATTGGCAACGTAGTCACCGCTGGCACCTATTCCCGTAATGCGCTTATCAGCCTCCGCCAAGCTCTTGGTGTGGCAAACGCTGGCAACACTCAGAGAGCATTGCTTATGTCGGAATATGCAGGCGGTCAGTTTGCAAAAACCAACGTGGACACAGGCTCAGGCCGTTTCGTCGCAAACTACAACGACGACAACGCCTCCATGCAAACCGAGATCGGACGCGCCGTTCTCACCAACCTACTACCCAACAACACCGTGCTTTATGGGGATCCATCAAGTGTTTATGTCGGCATGTGGGGAACGATGGAGGTGGACATTGACGACACCACTGACCGGAACGTCGGAGGCAAGACCGTCCGCGTCTGGCTTGATGCAGATACCGCTATTCCACAGCCTGCTAAGTGGTCGGCTATCCGCGACCTAGCCATCGTCTAAGACTTAACATAGCCTCCCTCTCAATGAGGGAGGCTTACCTTATTATCCTACAAATACACTACCATGGAAAAACAAAAACGCGGACCATATACCATCTTTGCTATCACCGGCACCGTTTTACGCGGTGCCCATCGCGAGGCATTGGAAAACAGCGGACTTGCCAAGGAGACTATCCTTGAGCGTGGCGATCAGGTAAAAATCGACGAATGGGAAGATGCTTGCAAGCTAGTAGGCACAGGCCGCTTCGCGTTCGAAGATCCTACCGAAGCCAAAAAAACAGCCGAAGCACCAAAAGCTGCCGCTAAGTAATGGCGAGACTGGATCAGCTGGAGAAGATCTTCTTTTCCGAGGACTTCGCCGTCCCCGTGACTTTGTTGCGCGGGACGGCATCCGTGCAGACTTATGGCATCCATGAAGAGGCCGTGCATGAGAGACAGGGAACACGCGCAAACCATAGCGCGTTTTACCGTCAAATCACCGTCCCTACTACATCAGTGCCAGCGGGATACACCGAGGGAGATCGAGCGACCTACGTCATCAAAGGGCAACAAATCACCTTCACAGTGCTTGATGTTTACGGGGACAACACACAAACCACTATCACCTTCGAAGAATGAGCGACCGGATCAATATCCGAAACAAGATCGTGGAGCAGCTGAAAAAGCTCGCCGCTTTTGACGATACCAACGTCCAACTCTACAAGCTCGACCGTGTGGATAAGACCCCGTTCGCCGCCGTCTATCTTGGCAGGCTCACGTCCGAGCTGGACGATATGAATTCAAGTAACGCCCAAGGGGTGAGCCGTAGCTTACGCGTAATTGTTGACTTCCATCTTGATACAACCACCGGAGACGCAGACGCGATCCTCTCAGGCTATCTTGAGGAGATGGAGCGGCACGTTCTCACCGCAGCGAAGAAAGGAGAATTTGAAGGGAGGGACGCCTCCTTGGAGGAAGCAGAGTTCCACCCGCTTGATGCTTCACGGGAGCGCAAGGGAGACATGTCCACGACGTGGCTCATTTCATATGACGAGACCGTCAGCACCGTTCCTTAATCCCTTTCTGAATCAGACAACCAAGAAACAACTATGCCAGCAGGAACCAAAATCACAGGCCGAGACGGAATCATCGAACTCACCAAGGGAAGCGTAATCGAGGAGATACCTTGCTTGCTTTCATGGACACTCACCGGAGAAGCATCTTTCACCGAAGACGGGGAAGTATGCATGCTCTCGAATGGCGACGGGGGCAGTAGCTTCGCCGCCGCCGGAACATCCGTGGATCTTCAGTCCACGAAATACAGCCTCTCGACAGAACACTATTGGCAAGAGTCAGACCTTACAGGGGCGACCGCGCTAGTGGACATCACCGACATTGGCACCAAGGTCAATTTCAAACTTTATCCACACATGAAGACCACGGGCAAGGTGCTTTATTCAGGGGTTGCCGCCATCTCAAACGTCTCGATTCCTTCGAGTGCAGGCGAGAAGATCAAACAAACCATCGAATTTGTCGTGGACGGGAATCTCACCCGCACGATCGTTCCTTAATCTTTCTTGGATTCGTGTGGTAGTGTAGGCGGCATTCTTTGTGGATGCCGCCTCTTTCCCTTTCTGAAGGCACTATGAACGACATTGACAACACTAACGCCCTCTCCCTTCTTGCCGATAACTTCGACAAGATGACTAAGCTCAAAATTTCTTTCACGCTCGCGAAGCATGGCCTCAATCTGGATCTTTACTGCCCTCCGCTCACCTTTGAGGAGACCGCGAGCTTCTCGAAAATGGTTGACGAGAGCGGCAGTCTGATTGTGGCAAAAGCATGCTCATTCCTAGTTTCCAAAGTGGAGACCGAAACAGGAGAAAAAGCATTCCGCAACTGCCGCAACAAGCCGGCCGCTCAAGTCCTAAAGGACAACGTAGACTCAAAGATCGTCACCCGCATTTTCCAAGAGATCACCGCATGGGCAAAGGCTGATGCAGACGAGGCTGCCACCATCGCGGGAAAGTAACGGAGAAGGGGTATGGCCTGATTTTGATCTACCTCTTCCTTGGGGAAAAAATGAACCGAGGGCTTGTGGAACTTCGAGAGATGCCAGCCCGTGAAGTGATTCTGTGGATTCACTACTTCGGATTCTTAAAGGATCTTGAAGAGCCAAGATCGGCTATGACGTAGCTCCAAGCTCACCCTGCAAGGGGTGGGCTTTGCCTTTCTGAAGGCATGGCCAGAAGTAAAGAGGGAAAAGTAATCATCACAGCGGAAGACCGCACTGGCGCGGCGCTACGCAGCTTTTCCGCAGGATTCAAGAAGGCGGAGAAAGACGCGCAGAGCCTAGCAAGCTCCTTCGCTCCAGTATCCCTCGCCGCGACGGGGGCTTTGGCGGCATCGACCAAGGAAGCTTACAGCTTTTCCAAGGTGATGCTCGATGTTCAGAAGAATGTTTCGGGATTGGACGGAACGGGACTCAGCGATTTCAAAGACGAGCTTTTGGCTATCGGGGCAAACTCTCAGATTGGAGCGCGTGGCGTGGCGGCACTGGCGAGCGAGGGGGGGAAGCTGGGACTAGCAAAAGACGAAGCGCTTAAGTTTGCCAAGGCAGCTGAGCAGATGGCAGTTGCCTTTGATTTTGGGACATCGTTGGAAGCTGTAGAGGAAGCAGGGGGCATAATTGGAAAACTCCGCACAGGCTTTAAAATCACGACCGACGAGGTCATGGAGCTTGCCGACGCGATCAATGTCTTTGCCGACACCACCGCTTCCAACTCCAAGAACATCACAGAGATCCTTGTGAGACAAGGGGGAACGCTTGCAGCAACCACGGGGCTGGCTCGCCAAGAGATCGCCGCCCTAGCAGCGACAATGGATGCTGCCGCGCCGAGTCCAGAGATTGCCGCCACTGGCATGAAAAACCTTGCGAACGCGCTTACAAAAGGCAGCGCAGCGACGGACAATCAAGTGGCTCAATTCAAAAAACTTGGATTTGAAACCACGGAACTCGCCGAGCGAATGCAGACCGACGCGGTAGGGGCGATTTTGGACGTGCTTGGAGCAATCAAGAAGCTTCCCGATGCTCAGAGAAACGCTAGCCTCTCCAAGATTTTTGGAGAGGAATCAAAAGGAGCCATAGCACCGCTTCTCAATAACCTTGAGGAACTTGAGAAAAATTTCAAGAAGGCCGGAGAGTCAGCGGGATTTTTAGGATCGGTAAAGAAGGAATTTGATCGACTGAATGATTCCGACGCAGGAAAAATCACCAAGTCTCTTTCATCCCTGACCGTCGCAGCGATACGCTTGGGAGACGTGATTCTCCCGCCGCTCGCTGAGATTGCGACGAAAGTAGCAGATCTGGCAAAACGCTTCAACGAGGCCGCAGGTGATAACGCTGGCATAGCAAAGATGGGAGTGCTTTTCCTTGGAGTCGCCGCGGCAGCCGCACCCGTGTTGCTTGTGGCGGGGCAGATGATCGGGGCTGTGGCTTCCATGGCATCAGCCTTTGCCGCATCCGGGGCGGTGGCCGCTACCTTTGGCGGGATCATCGCAGCCCTCACCTCTCCCGTGACTATCATCGTCGCCGCCATCGTTGGAGCCATCGTCTTACTGGTTAAAAATTGGGATACCATCAAACCCGCGATCATGGCAACGATTGACTACATCGTGGGAGCATTCAAGGCATGGCGAGAGCACAACGCGGAGACAATCAATGGTATCAATCAATCGTTTCAATCAATCGCTGAAAGCGTCGGGACGATAGTGACATCCATGATTGAATGGCTCGATCAGTTGCTTGAGCCGATTGGAGGGGTAAGCGGAGCCTTTGAAATCATGGCGGGCATGATAGGGAATATTTTTGACGCGGTTGGAAACGTGATTCAGGAATTTATTTCAATCGTCGCCTCTTATTTCAAGATCGTCGCCGACATCATCACGGGTCAAACGACTATTTGGGAAGGGTTAAAGAGCATGGTGGAGTCTATGATTACTGCCATAGTCAACCTTGTGAAAGACCTTAAGGATCAAATAGAGACCTCGCTAAACATCGACCTCGCACAAATGGGGAAGGATATGATGCAGGGACTTCTCAACGGTATAAGCGCGGGGGTAAAAATCGTTGTGGATAAAGTCAAAGGAATCGGGGAATCCATCAAATCGACCTTTGCTGATACCTTAGAAATCAAATCTCCTTCACGAGTCTTTAAGGCGTTCGGAGCGAACATCGTGGCAGGCTTAGCCCTTGGCATGGCACCCGCCCAAGCTGAGGCAAGCGCGGAGGCACTGGCGGTCAAAACGATTCAGGCTTTTGAGGCGAAGATGCAGGAAGCGCAAGGTGGCGGGCAATCCATGCAAGGGCTTGGCACGAGTCCGCAATCTTTAGGCTTTGGTGGCGGAGGCTTTGGTGGCGGAGGCTTTGGTGGCGGAGGCTTTGGTGGCGGAGGCTTTGGTGGCGGAGGCTTTGGTGGCGGAGGCTTTGGTGGCGGCGACGAGTCGCAAGCACTAGCGAGCGAGCAAGAAGAGCTTCAGCGGTTCCGAGATTTCAACGCTCAGAAGCTGTTGATTCTGAAGGAATCGGGGCTGGCACAGACAGAGG